TGATTAAATATGGAGAAAAAGAATGAAGATTTTATCATTTGACCCGTGCTCAACCAAAAATTGCGGTTGGGCACTTTTAGAAAATAAACAAGTTTTAGAAACAGGTAAATATATATTAGGAAAAGTTAATTATCACATTCTTGATGAAATCTATAGCCAAACAAGAAGACTCATTCTGAAACACGATCCAGATGTCATAGTCATGGAAGATTCGATAGGTGCAGGTTTTGCACCGACAAGAAAGAAAATCATAGAAAACTCAGCAATGATCAAACTTGCAACAATTTATCTACATAAAGAATACAAAGAAATTAACACTAACCAAGCTTTCAAACAAATCATAGGAAAAGTAGAAAAAGGGAAGAAAAAGAAGAAAACAATTGAATATATAGAACAGATGTTCCAGATAAAAACAGATGAGCACATCGCAGACGCAATTTTAATTGGGTTATACTATGCTAAGATTCATAATGATAAGTAGTTTATTTTATTTATTTTTTATTTTATTAATGGTGGGTATAAATTATGGATGCTTTTGAAAAACTTTTAGAAGAAAAAATTATTGAGTATGAAAACAAAACTTATGAATGGCAAGTGAATCATATGAATTGCCCCGATTATGCATATTATTTGGAAGCACAAAGATATAAAAATATTCACAAAATCTTAGTATCATTATGGGAAGCATTATATGATCGATAAATTATCAATTGAGAATGACATTGAGAAGTTATCTAATGAATATAAAAAAATAATCACATATATATATCAAGGATATAAATATCGTGAAATCGCAGAAAAAATGGAATTAACTATGAGCCAAGTGAGTAAAAGATTATCTAAAATCAGGATATACCTGAAGGAAAGACACTATGAAAACAACTAAACATCTATTGGAAGATAAAAAGATATTAAATATTATTGATAAAATGGCAAAAGATTTAGCAAAGAAACAGGATAACCCTTTGATACAATCTGATGATTTGGTTTCGGAAGCATATTTAACTATATGTAAAAATCATCAGAAGATTTTAGATTCTCCAAATCCTTTTTTATCATCCGTCACAAATGCAAAGAATGCTATGATTAACGAATTGCGAAAATATAATAAAGAAAAAGGATTATTTATAGAATTGAAGGAGGATGAAGATGGCAGAAAAGAATAAAAAATTAACACAAAAAGAATCAAATTTTATCGTTCAATGTCTTTATGATGGCGATAAAAATGTTGAGATTTTAGATAAATTTGAAAAAGAATATGGTAGAAGATTATCAGATTCTGCGATAGGATATTACAGACGATTACATGCAGACGATTTAGAAGATAATCAAAAAGAAGCAATAAAGTTTTCTAAACAAATTGGATATAGTAGAATGTCTAATAGAATTAATTTATTGGAAAAAATGATTAGAAAAATCGCAGAAGAATGGGATAAAAATGAAGATTATGATAAGAAGCATTCACAATTAATTACAGATTTGCAAAAAGTTATGACTATGATGCAGTCTCATCTTGGAGAAAATATATCTAACACAAAAATAGAAACTCCAGGTGGGACAACGATAGAAGTTAAGGTCCTAGAAATTCCAACTATGAGTTCAGATGATCCTATTGCCGGTGAAATAGTCCTGGTATAAAAAATGGAAACCATAAACTTACAGAACAACAAGTTTTAGAAATTAGACAAAAATATATTCCAAAAATATATTTACAACAAAAACTTGCAGAAGAATATGGTGTAACAAAACAAAATATATGTAATATAATTCATAATAAAATATGGAGACATATTTAAATGCCTATAGACAGCCCGGAAGAAAACGAGTCTATAACAGATTTTTGTAAAAGATTCTTTCAGAAGCATAAAGGTCAAAGGGATTTTTTAAATTCTTCTGCAAGATATAGGGCTGCTATATCTGGTATTGGTGGAGGAAAATCTTTGATTGGTGCTTTTGATTTAGTACGACATGCATTAAAATATCCTAAATCACAACATATGGTCATTGCACCAACATATAGAATGCTTAAAAAATCATCTTGGCAGTCAATTAAGAAAGTTTTAGGATGGTGGAAAGATTTAGAATATAAAGAAAAAATTGCTGATATGCAAATAGAATTACCTAATGGTTCAAGGATTTTATCTGGTTATGCACAAAATCCTGATTATCTTCGTGGTGTCGAAGTATCAACTATATGGATTGATGAAGCTGCATTATGTCCTGAGGAATTGTGGAATATCGCAATTGGTCGTATTAGACAGCCTAACTTTCCACATAGGATATGGGTTACAACAACTCCTCGTGGTAGAAATTGGATATATAAAAAGTTTTTTGAAACAGAAGATGAAAATTATAAAACAATTACTTGGACAACAAAGAATAATCCACTATATGAAACAGAACCAGATTTTATAAATGATTTAGTTAAATCATATGGTGGAGAATCATCTAAATGGTATAAGCAAGAAGTTTTAGGTGAATTTGTTTCTTTTGAAGGATTAGTTTATGATAATTTTGATGAAGATATACACATTTCTAAAGACCAACCAAAAAATCCTATAGTAACAGTTGCTGGAACAGACTGGGGAACAAGTAGTTATGGAGCAATTGTTGTCATTTCTTTAGATTCTGATGGAACTGTTTACGTGTTGGATGAAGTGGCGAAAAAAGGTGTCGTATTAAATTGGGATAATCAGGAGTCTTGGGTTGATATTGGTAAACAATTATCAAAAACTTATAATATATCTCATTTTTTCTGCGATCCTTCTGATCCGAATGCAATTAATACTTTTAATCTTTCTGGGATGAATGCTGTTAAAGCAAATAATGCACGAATTCCAGGAATTAGGGAGATACAAGCAAAATTTGCCGGTAATAAAATAAAAATTAATCCTAATTGTACTAATCTATTATCAGAAATAAAAACATATGAGTGGCGAAAAGATAAGAATGATAAGATTTTATATGATTTAGATCCAGTAAAAGTTAATGACCACTCATTAGACGCCCTACGATATGCAGTTATGGGAATTTCAGAAGTTGAAGAAGAAGAAGTTGAAATCATCGATCTTGAAGATCTTTTAGGCGTTGAAGTCTATGAAAAAGATCCTTGGGGACAATAAAAAATAATAAATTGAATATAGATATAGGTGATTATATGTTAAATATTTTTAGAAAAAAGAAACAGGAAACACCTGTTGAAATAGATTTAATAGAAAAAATAGACGAAACTATTTATAATCTTTTGGAATCTACACAAAGACCTGATGAGGATTTTGTGTGGAAGCCATTAGATTATAATTTATCTAAGAAAGATTTAACATTATCTCAGCTTCGCGAAGAAAGAATTAAGGCGAGGGATATGTTTAATATTTCTCCTGAAATCGCACAATTTTTATCTATTTTGAATTCGGGAACATTTGGAAATGGTTTAGAAAAACCAAATTCTGAAGATATACAAGTACAAAACATTATTGATTTAATTTGGGAAGATACACATAATCAGAAAATTTTATTTAATCCATTATCTATGAAACAAATGAATACTTGTCTAGTTTTACAAGGTGAGATTTTCTTTGTTTTGACCACTGCACCAAATATAAAAATGGTTAAAATATCCACAATAGATCCAGATGAAATTACTAACATTATATTTAATTCACAAGACGCTTCGGAACCAATGGCTTATGAAAGAAAATATCGTGAAAAAATTTATGATATGTCTGCAAAACAATTCAAGTATTCCGATTATAAGACAAAGTATTATATGGATTATGAGCAGACAAGAAAGATTCAAGGAACAGAAACTAATCAATATATCTATCATATAAAAGTTAATACAATTGGAAATCGTGGAATTCCAGAAATTAGCAGATGTTATCATTGGGTTCGGGCACACGCAAGATCAGTACAAGATATGGCAACATTATCCAAAGCATTAGCTATGTTTGCTTGGCGAAAGAAAATAACAACTAAATCTTCAGCGGCAATTAATTCCGCAGTTAATAGAATTAATACTGCTACACCATCTACAGGAGCGATCCATTTAGCAAATGATGCAGTTAGTATGGATACAATTCCAGTACCAACTGGTGGAATACAAAATCTTGGAGATGCCGCAAGACAAACATTTTTAGAAGCTATTAGAAGTTTAGGTTTTGGAGAACATTATTATTCGCAAGCAGACACTGGAAATTTAGCAACAGCATCAGCTATGGAACTTCCTGCAATTTGGAAAATTGAAGATAGACAAATGATTTGGAAATCTATTATTATAAATATTCTTAATTTCGCAATCCGAAGACAAATGATAGAAGATTATGAAATTGAGATTGAGTTTCCACCAGCAAAAAGATTAAATGCTAATGAAACAAATTCAATAATTACATCAATTATTGCAGCTTATCAAGCACAATTGATTGATAAAGTTGATGCAGTTAAAAAAATATATGAAGTGTATGGACTAAATTTTGAACCTGATTTGAATATTTTATTGAATCAAGGAGAAGAACCTGAAAATGCCCTGGGATCGAATTCAAACAATTAACGAATCAGAAATCGAAGAAAAGGATAATGATTGGAAAATTCAGATTATTGCTCATGGCGAAACCTTGGATGGGACAAGATATTATCCTATGGCAACTTTGAAGACTGCTGTCCAAGAAGGATTATATGATGGTGCGAAAATTTATATTAACCATCAATTTAATCCATCTGATATGCATAGAAATGTGCACGATTATGCCGGAAACATTTTGCCAGGCACAGTAAAATTTACAGAAAATGGAACCATCGAAGCTTTAGCTCATTTTCACAAAACAGAAGCTTTAGAAATTTTAAAAGATCCTATTGCAAGAAAATCTATAGGATTAAGTCAGTCTGTATATGCAAAATTTTATAATTCCAAAATCAATGGCAAAGATATGTCAGTTATTGAAAATATTAAAAAAGTTGAATCAGTTGATTTGGTTCCAACAGGAAACGCAAAAGGATATTTCTTAGAATCTTTGGAGGAAAAAATGGATTTGACAAAACTAACACTAGATGAGTTAAAAGCCGAAAGACCAGATTTAGTCGAGGCTTTAAAAGTTGTGGAAACAATTGAAAAAGAATTGGATGAAGAAGTGATTGAGGCTGAAGTCCAGAAACGAGTCGAGGCCAGACTTGCAGAAATGGACGAACAAGTTGCAAAACTAGCTTTAGAAACAAAGGCTAAAGAAACTATTAATGGTTCAGAACTTCCACAAGCCGCAAAACAAAAAGTTTTTGAATCATTGACAGATTATTCTGATGAAGTTGTTTCTGAGGCAATTCAAAAAGAAATTGACTATATTAAGTCAATTGTCGGAGAAACAAAACCTGAGGAAGTTGAAGAAGAACTGGTTATTGGCTTGGGAGAATCTGAGCCGGAGACGCAAAACAATTATGGTGAGTCATTCATTAAAAAACTGAAGAAAGCTGGTTTTCCTAGTGATGTGATTCAAAAATTATCTAAAATAAATTAAGGAGATAAAAAATATGGCAACTACATATGTACAAACAAATAATAAAAGTACATTTTTGTCTGGTGTCAGTTTTGCATGGCCTTTGGTCACAACTGACGCCGACATTGTCGCAGCCAAATCTGGCGATTTAATTGTCTGGAATAATGTTTGTGGAATTGCTTTAAGCGATTATGACACTAATTTCGGACATTTAATGGTCGATTGGGCTGGAGCCTATGAAATTGAAGTTGTAGCAGAAAGTGCGGCTATTGAAGTAATGGATTTAGTCTATTACGATGCGGATGCTGGAGAAGTAAATGACGACCCTTCCGGGATTTTAGTCGGTTATGCGTTGGAAGCAATTGGGAATGGCAAGACTAAAAACATCGGAGTCAAATTTGCACTAGGGGAGGTCGAATAAATTATGGAAAAAATAATGAGTGAAAATTTAAAAGGGCAAATTGCTGTAAGAAAATTTGCGGAAGCGATGCGTGAAGGTAAAGTTGATGAAGTTATGACAACTTCAGATTTTGGCTTTATTGCGGATCTTATTGATCGTTCTGTAGCCGTTGGATATACGGAAACTAAAATTCCTATTACTTATCCGATTCTTGGTTATAGACGTGATACTATTTCTTTTGAAGAAGCAAAAGATTATAGATTAAATAAGGTAAAACGTGTTAAAAAAGTTGATGAAAAAGCACCTTATTTACCAAATGAACCTTCTGAGGAATATTTTACTTACAAAACTTACAAATTTGGTGAGCAATTCGATATTTCTTGGGAGGCTTGGCTTCGCGACGGTCGCGATTTGAGACTTGTGCAAGATTTATATGGTGCAATGACTGCTTGGGGAACTTCTGTTGAATATACTAAAGAATACGAATTTACCGCTGCTTGGGCAAAAAATTCTGTTCTTTTCGCTGGTGCAAATGGCAATGATCTTAATTTAGCACTTTCTGAAGCAAACTTTAGCACAGCTTTAGCAACTTTGAAAAACTTTGCTGATCCATCTGGAAACACAACCGTTTTCGGTGGAAAAGTTTATCTAGTTGTTCCAAGTGCTTTAGAAGCAACTGCATTGAGAATTATTGGCAGTCAAAATACAATTACTGGTTCTGATATTAATATCGGTAGTTATAATCCAGCTTTCCGTTCTGCTGAAGTTATTGTACCGCCTTTCCTAGAAGAACTCGATTCTGCAACAGCCTGGTATATTTTCTGCGATCCAGCAGTAAGACCTGCTGTTAGATATGGTTATGTTTCTGGATATGATCAACCAGAAGTTTTCATTAAATCGGATACTGCTAAGATGCTTTCTGGACAAAATGATCCTTGGGCTGGAGATTTTAGTAATGATGACATCGAACTTAAGATGAGATTCACATTTGGTGCTGACATCATGGATTGGCGTGGAGCTGTAAGATCTGAGCCTTAGCCATTAACAAAAAAACTTAATATCGGTGTCACCCACCTACACCGAAACGGGACAGAATAAAATCTGTCCCGTTTCTTTTTAGATATGTTTCCATCTTTTATTATTAACTATTAAAGATATTTGTGATGGACACACCCCATATTCTTTAGCAAGTTTTTGTTGTGTGTATATTTTTGGAATATATTTTTGTCGAATTTCTAAAATTTCTTGTCCTGTTAATTTATGAGTTCCGCATTTTTCTCCAGAATTATCAACTAATCTATTTTTATTTGAGCAATCAATAATATTATCTTTTTGCGTTCCTAAAAATAGATGATGTGGATTTACACAAGATGGATTATCACATTTATGACAAATAAACATTTTTTCTGGGATTTGTCCATAATATAAAGTATATGCTATTCTATGAGAACCAAAACACTTATTCTTTATTCTAAAAATACCATACCATTTTTTATGAGTTTGCCACTCCCAACATTCATCAAGATTACCTTTTACATCAACTTTTGACCAAAATCTTAATATATCTTTTTCTGTTAATTCGATCATAATTCATCACCTCGCCACAATTATACGATGAGTCCGAAGAAAAATCAAAGGATGATTAGGAGAAAATAACCATAATAATTTGAATATAATAAAAGATGAGGTGATTTACAATGTTTTCTTATGATCCTACAACAGATATTGGGAAAATTAGATTATTAATAGCCGATACAGATGAAGATAGTTATGATTTTGAAGATGATGAGATAACGGCTGCTAATGACATGTCTGTTAATATTTATTATGCTTCGGCAGTTTTATTAAGATCTTTGGCAGCTAATCGTGCAAGATTATCTGTTTCCGTAAAACGTGGGACAATGACTGATGATTTAACTGAGATTTCAAAAGATTTGAAAGATTTAGCAGATGCTATGGAAGAAAAAGGAAAAGCAGAAATAGAAAATGTTGGTGGATTAGAAGCGATCATAGAACCTGTTTATGATGATTTTTCTTATCGTAGATATATAAATAAAAATGAGTTGATTTAAGTGAGACAATATACCATAAGCTCAATCCTACAAAAATTATTTGAATTACATTATACTCATCTATGCAAAATTGAATTAATGGTAGAAGATATGAATAGTAATAATCCACCTTATGGTTCAACTACTACAAATAACATTCCCATACAACTCCATAGCCTTCAAGGTCAAGATCGTGTATCCAGATCAGAATTATATGACATGATAGTTTCTCACGAAGCATTTTTATCTTATACTGATGATATAAAGATTGGTTCAAGAATAATTTTGACGCATGTATATTTAGAATCTGGTGCAACAGAAGCTATAAAACATCAGGAAGAAAAAGTTTATCAAGTTGTTGGAATTATTCCAATTTATGGAGTTCCGGGACCAGTAGATCAGATGCAATTGGATTTAATCGAGATTACACCAAGATGAATGAATTAATTAATATAAAGAATAAAATAAAAAAATATACTAATATGCTTTTTTATGCGAAATTATTTAAATCTGAAGCACAAGGAAACACAAATAGATTTAAGAAGCCAACTGGGAAATTAAAAAATAGTGTTAAAATTGGTGGAAATGAGAATAGATCATTTGTTGAAACCAATTTACCTTATGGGAGAATCCAAGATAAAGGCGGAAGAATCACACCAAAATCAAAACAATATTTAAAGATTCCATTACATGAAGGCAGTAAGTCAGAAGATTTATTTGTATTGAAGAAACAAGAAAAATTATTTTTGGTGGATAAAGCATCATTTAGATTTGAATATATACTTAAGAAAGAAGTTATATTAAAACCAACGCATTGGTGGTCTGATGCTGTCAAATATGTAGAAAACTACATTAGGAAAATAAAAATATGAGCAATTTCATAGCACCAAAAGATTATATAGATGCATTAGTAACATTAATTAGGTCAGATACAACTTTAGGAGATTATCCTGTTCGTGTTGGTCCACAGCCTGCATTTAATATAGCAATAGATAAAAATGCAATGATTTGTGTTTATTTAATGGGGATGGATGAAGAAGAACCTTTCACAGCCAATAATAGTAAAAATTATTATAATGTAGGCATTTTAATAGCAGTTAAAGATGATGAAAACAACCCAGATGAGGTTGAAGCACTAAGATATGATCTTTTAGAAGCAATGCAGAATTTATTGGCACAAAATAGATCTTTAGATTGTGGAGCAAAATCAACACTGATAACGAATATAGATTTAGGTATAGTTGATTTAGATGAAAAGAATCAACAGATTTATCGGTTCGCTGAAATTAATATAAAATATTGGACTTTACGGAGTCATCAGCCAGAACCATAAAAATATTAATAAGGAAACTTTTTGGAGGAAAATAAATGGCACAATTAGTCAGAACAGGATTGTTTCAATATTTAATGTGGGATGATTATGCGTCACCATCAGGTTATGCAACAACCGGTGTCGTAGATGGTGGAAATCTAACCATTGAGCCAGGAACAAGAAAAAGAATTGGCATCTCAGGGGCCGAAGTGAGAAAAGGTGGAGTAATCACACCTGCAGGAAGTGCAACATTTTATCTTACTGCAACAAATATTAATATTCTCACAAATTATGGTCTAAGGGCATCTTATCCTCGTGGAGTTCTAAAACCAATTAATTTTAAGGGTGGATTAGATGAGTTTTACTGGACTTATAGTGGAGCCTTAATTGGTAGTTTTACTATTGATTGGGCAGTTGGAGAAGGAGTTAAATCAACAATTGACTGGCAATCGCTGAATATAAAAGAAGATACATCACCAGTAATTACAACTTTTAACACAGAAACTAATGATGGATTTGAAGACTATGAATTTGACATTAAATTTGGCGGAGTATCTTATGCGGTTCAAAGTCTTAGCATTTCTGTGAATAATAATATTAGTGTTCATAGTTCTGGTGATGGAAAAACTGCTAATACAAAAAGATTCCCAGAAAGATTAATTTATGGTGCTGAAGAATTAACAGTTAATTTAACAACTGCTTTACCAATACCTCACTCAGTTTTGGGAACTTATATCGATTGTCAGCCTGATAATCTTGGAATAGTTTTAAATGGAACAAATGCTTGCACGAACGAAACATTAACAATTACTTTAACTAACTTAATGCAATCAGATGCGTCAAGTATGGGATTTGTTGATCATGCAACAGCCGCATCATTTGATTATGGATTTATAGGTAGTTCAGAAGCAGGAAGTTTAGCAATATCTTGTACAGTTTAATAATTAAACAAAAAGGTGGGATATAAATTATGTTAAAAATTAGATTAAAATTAGAAGTTGAGCATGAGGGTGCAAAATTCTTCGCAAAGCCGCTGGATGGAATAATTCCAGCGGTTTTGGAGGCTTTGAAAGATGAACAAATTCAGCAATTAAGTGATATTAAGGAAGCTAATTTAGATTCTTTACAATCAGTTCCGACAAGTTTAATTGGATTAATTATTGATGTTTTTAACCAAGCATTAATTGGCTGGGAAGGAATTGTTGATGATGAAGAAAAACCAATTGAGTTTAATGAGGAAAATGTGAAATTAATTCCATCATCTATAAAACTTGAAGTTGGTGCTAAATTGCTTAATGAGATGGTTAAAATTAATGAAAAAAAAGGGGAGTAATTGAATGTGCTTATAATCTTTACGCCCCTAGATATAAATCTGGTGGAGCAGAAGGACAATTAATTCATACTTTTAAAGGTATGATGAAAAAACAGGAGACATTACAAAGCCCGGCATCAGAAAAAACTGGTGTTCCGGGCTTTTTGATTGACCTATACATAGCCGAAATTTTGAATATAGAATTGATAGACTTAGAAAAATATACATTTGAAGAAATTATGTACAAATTGTGGTGGAATGAAGGAAAAAAATTGGCAGAATGGGCAGCGAATCTAGAATCACAAAAACCAAGGAGTAAGTAATGAAAATAGGAGTAGATAATGGCTAATTTAAAAATAACTTTTGAGGGTAAAGATAATTTAACTCCAAAAATAGATAAAATTATAAAATCTATTGATCAGATAAAGAAAGAAGTTAATATCACTGTTAAAGCTACTGGAGTTGATTTAGCAGCTAGTTCTATAGATAAATTAAGTAAGAAAAC